GGCCAACGGCTCGAGCCTGTGACGCCGCAAGGTGACAAGGTGACCCGTGCACAGTCGGCGGGCCCTGCGATTCGTGAGGGCCGCGTGTATCTGCCAGCGCCTGGTGAGACGCCATGGGCGCAGGCGTGCGCGGCTGAGGTGACCGAGTTCCCTGACCACCCTCGCGACGACCGCGTCGATGACATTGGGATGGCCATTCGCGAGCTCGACAAGGCCACACCGGGCGGCTTCTTCTTTCGACCACTCTAAAGGTACGCCATGTCTTGGCTCTCAAAGCTCAACCCTTTTCGTGCACGCAAGGCCTTGGCGCCACCGGAGCGCGCCGCTGGCGTGGTGCTCAAGTCTGCAGCTGAGGTCGTCGAAAGCCTTGACCAGCACGACAGCCGCGAGCCGCTGTGGGCCTTCAACGTCAATACGCACACCCCCACCAATGCGCTTAATGCGTCGACATGGGTCTCTGCATGCACGGGCTTGATCTCAAAGCTTGGCGCAGGCGTCCGACTTCGCGTCAAGCAAGGCGACGCCTACCTGCCTACCAATACACCTCGCGGCGCCAATCCTTTGCATGACTTGATCAATGAGCCGGTGCAGGGCTGGTCGCAGCAGATGTGGACGCAAACGGTCACCTACTACATGCTCCTGCAAGGCAGCGCGTACCTGAAGAAGGACCGCGCGACCATCACAGGGCAAAGCGCGACCGTGGACTTGGGGATCCCTGGCGGCACGGGCCTGCCTGCGCAGCTGTGGCCTTTTCATGAGGGCGAGGTCGTGGCTGAGCGCGAGAACCTCAAGCGCCGCCGTGTGATCGGGTATCGCATCGCCAATGAGCCCTGGCAGCTCGGCAACAGCCGTGGCGGCCGATCGCTGACGCCTTTGAGCGAAGTGGTGCACTGTCGATTCGTCCGCCCTGGCGAGCACCACCGAGGTTACGCGCCGACCGAAGCGGCCGCACCCGAAGCCGAGGCCGACCAAAACGCGCGTCGTTGGCAGGCAGAGAGCTTCAAGAACCGTGCAATTCCTGACCTCGCTTTCATCTTCGACAAGCAGCTGACCCGTGAGCAACAGCAATCGGCTTATGATCACATCAAGACGGCGTGGGCTGGTGCATTCAACGCACGCAAGCCAATGGTGATGGGCGGCATCGTCGACGCCAAACCGCTCGGGTTCAACGCCAAAGAGATGGACTTCACGGCGAGCCGCGACCAGCTGATGAAGTGGATCTGCGCACTCTACAACGTGCCCACCGTCCTCTTCGACGCTGCTGGGTCGACCTTCTCAAACCTTGAGGTGGCGCAGTACCTGGTGTGGCAGTTCGCCGTGCTGCCCATGCTCGACCTGATCGCAGGCGCACTCAACACCAGCCTGGTGCCTGAGTTCGGTGACCCAAACCAAAGCCTGGCGTGGGACACCAGCCACGTCGATGCGCTGCTCCCGATCCTTCGCATCAAGTCGGAGATCGCCACAGGCTTGCGCGACCTCGGCATGCCGATGAGCCAGATCAACGAGAAGCTCGACATGGGCCTCGATGGTTGGGCGCATTGGGACCTTCCAATCATACCCAGTGGCTATGTGGCGCTCGCATCGCTGGCACAGCCCGTGCAAGAGACAAGCAATGACAGCACAAGCACCGCCCCCGGCGACGCTCCCGACAACCCTCTCGAAGAGCAAGACGACCCATGACAACACAGCACATCGATGTGCAGACGTTGGTCAAGCGCGCCCATGGCGGCGATCGCGAGGCGATGCGTGCACTGGCCAGGATGGTGCGCACCGACGATCCATCCCAGGCAGGCTGCGAAGCGGCCAGCCCATCCGACGTGGCGCTGGCGTCGAAGTCGATTCTGTATCGGCGAACCAAGGTGCGCCTGCTCTCAGTGAGCGGGCGCCGCGTCTGCGGCTATGCGTCGACCTTCGAGCCGCCGGAAAGGCACGACAGCTACGGTGAGGTGTTCGCGGCAGGTTGCTATGGGGAAGGCCTCGAGGACCTGCGCGCCAACAACGAACGCCTGATTATGCACAACGAGCATGACCAAATCATCGGCAATTGGGACGTGTTCAGTGAGGACTTGACGGGCGAATTCAACGACCAGGGCATCACTGGGCTCTATGTCGAAGGCAACATCGACGACTCTGACGATGGCCGCAACGCCCTCGCCAAGCTGAACAATGGCACCTACCAAGGCTTGAGCGTGGGCGCTTGGCTGATGGACTGGGAGGTGCTGAACGGTCAAGACGGGCGTGACCTCGCCATGACTAGCTGGGGCTCGTCCGTGGTGCGCATCACCAAGGCCTATGCTTTCGAGACCAGCCTGACGAGCTACCCCGCCAACCGCTACGCCGAGATCATGGCGATTCGCAGCTTCCAGGGCGTGCTTGCCCGAGGCGCTGACCTTCAGGCGCTGCGAGAACATCGGCCGAGCCCATCAGGGCTACACGACAAGTTCTTGGTGGACATCAACCTAAACAGCCTGCAGCCCGGCAACCCAGCGGGGACACAACCCACCACCGACGAGGTCGAGCGCACGTTGCGCCAACTCGACGACTTTGATGCGCGCATGCGCATGAGCAACCTGGCGTTCCGCGCCCAACTCCTGGAGTAACCATGGAACCATCAGTCTTGGAGCGCCTTGAGGGCGTGCTTGGTAGTGTCGAGAAGGGCCAGAAGCACATCACCGACGCGCTCGCGACCGTTACAGACAACAGCACCAAAGTCACCGCAGTCATCGGTACCGCCAAGAACAACACTGACGCAATCGCTGCAGCCAAGCAGCAGATCGACGGTCTGGCTGCCAAGCTGGGCGATGCTGAGATCGCAAGCAAAAGTGACGTCGAAAAGATGCAGGCCGAGGTGGTCCGAATCAGCGAAGTCATCAAATCGATTCAGCTTGGGGGCATGCCTGGTACGGCCGGGCAGCCAAGCGTGATCAAAAGCGTTGCCAAGCAAGTGATCGACAGCGAGAACTACGGTCAATGGAAGGAGTACCACAAGACCCGCGATGCCGGCATGATGGTCGAGCGCAAGCACCTCTTCGCCACACAAAAGGCAGAGGGTGATCACCTTACTGGCGACGGTACCAACGTCGGCGACTTGGTCACGCCAGAGTACACCGATGTGGTCATCGAGGACCCGAAGAATCAGCCGCTCATCCGCGCCCTGATGCGTGTGGTGCCGACAGATTCCAACCAGGTGTTCTTCGACCGTGAGCAGGCCGAGTACGCCCTCGTGACTGAGGCGACGCAAGCCGAGGCCGCTGGCAGCCTGACCATGACGGTCAAGAATGCTGTTGGTCTGAGTGATGCCGCACCTTTCAGGGCTGTTCGGATTCGCCACGCAGCCACGCCCAACGCGCCGCAAGACCTGACGATTGCCAGCATCTCAGGCAACGTCGTGACCTTCACTGCAGCTGTGACGGCTGCGATCGTCGAAGGTGATCGACTTGAGGCCGACAACTACATCGCTACACCCCAGGCAGCCTATGCGCCCTTGAGTGAAGATGTATGGGAAGATGTCAACCACAAGATTGTCAACCTCGTGACCCTGGCTCGCGTGAGCCTGCAATCACTGGCTGACCCCAACCGCGCCGAAACTCTCTTTGACCGTCGCTTGCTCAACCGTGCCGCGCGTACTGCCGACAAGAACTACCTCTACGGTGCAGGCGGCAACGACCAGATGACAGGCATCTTCGCCGATGCAGACATCGATGAGGTGCTGTGGTCCGCATCAGGCACCGGCACGACCAAGCTCGAGTTCGTCATCAAAGTCATCTACATGCTCTACAAGCGCAACCACATGCCGACGGCGGTTGTGCTCCACCCCGATGACCACCAGGACATCAGCCTGGCCAAGGGCACGGATGGCCACTACATCTTCATGCAGGTACAGACGGCAGGCGCACCCACACAGATCTTTGCGATTCCTGTGTTGTGGTCGAACCAGCTTGAGCCTGGCGATGGCATCGTGGCTGACTGGAATAGCCTTGGCGTGATTCGTGACCGCGAACAAGCTCAGATCACCATCGGCACAACAGGTAACGACTTCGCCGAAGGCATGCGCACCATCCGCGCGCAAGAGCGAACCGTGCTTGCGATCGAGCAGCCCAAGGCAGCGCTCAAGGTCAAGTTCGATAGCGCGCCTTAATCCAACACCCACACCACGGGTAGGAGCGGCGAGGTGGGGCGTCGCCAACACAAAACGACCTCACCACATGAATCATGACAACGCTTGTCGAAACATTTACGTGGGCAGCTTACGAGACCCAACTCAAAGCCGAGTTCGGGATCACGGATGCAAGCCAAGACAGCAAGTTGCGCCGTGAGCTTCGCTTGGCTGCTCTCGGCGGCGATGCATACATCGGTTGTCGTTGGCCTGGAGACACACCCATCCCCACTGACGACCTGGATACGCTCTTTGGTGGTATCATTGCGTATATCGATAAGCTGCGCGCAACGGAAGGCATGACCGATGGGCTGAGAAGTGTAAAGACCGGGGACTTGTCCGAGACCTATGGCCGCGACGTGAACACAGCACGCTCTGCGCTCTCTGCAGCAGCCACGTGGTGGTGCACCTATCAGACAGGCAAAGCGCTCTTCAGGACGTCACTATGAGCGTGCACGACATCGACAAAGGGTGGGGCGCCTTTCGAGCGCTGCTGCGCAAGATGAAGCGCGAAAAGCCTACGGTCGAGGTCGGGGTCTTCGATCCTGACGACGTGGTCAAAGCAGCGGTCAACGAGTTTGGGAGCCCTGCCAACAACATCCCAGCACGCCCCTTCCTGTCGAGCGCCATGGACACCCACCGCACCAAGCACACACGCTCGCTTGGCGAGGCCATCGGCAAGGCCGTCGACCGCACGACCCAAAAGGCGCGCGCTCGCATCGACGACCAGCTTGAGGAGGTGGGCGCGCTCGCAGTGGCTGACATTCGCAGGTCGATCGAAACGTGGTCGACGCCGCCCAATGAGGAATCGACGATTGAGGAGAAAGGCGAAGACCGGCCGCTCGTCGACACAGGATCGATGCGTGACAGCGTCGAGTGGAGGAAAGCCAAGTGACCTTGCTTGGATCAACCACGCTCACCGTCACTCGCGACGCTGGCACCTATGTCGATGGCGACTGGGTGCCTTCGACGTCGACGCTGACGATTCGTGGGTCGCTTCAGCCCATCAGCGGTCGCGAGCGCCAGAGTCTGCCGGAGGGCTACCGCTCGCCCGGTCGATTCAAGCTCTACACCCGCGCAGTGCTGCAGGGTGCCGTCGGCGGTGATGCGGGGCACAACGCTGACCTGATTACCTACAGGGGCTCTGTGTTCGAGGTCGCGAGCATCGAAGACTGGACCGAGCATCGAGCATCGACTGCGCACCATCAATACCTGCTCCTGGCTCGCGCGGAGGATGGCAACCCATGACGCGCACTGCTGTCGAGCTTGGGTGTCTGGCGTGGGTCAAGGCGGTGTTTGCGGCCGGCCTCGCGCCTGCTGATGTGAACGCGCGTGTGATCTTTGCTGATGGTCAAGGCCCGCGACCTGCGCTGCCCTACTTGACCGTGCAGCTGATCGCGAGTCCTAACGACGGTGAGCCGACGACGCACGACCTTTACAACGCAGGCACCGATCAGGTCGACCGCCTCGTTGTCCAGCGCCAATCGGCCAGCGTGCGCGTGCAAGCCTATGGACCCGGCGCAATGGACATGCTGGCGGCGCTGCAGCTTAGCGTCTCAAATGAGTCTGTGATCCGAGCCAACACGGCTGCAGGCATCGAGGTGCGTGGCACGCTTAATGCAGTACAGCTCATCGGTCGCTTCTCAGGTGGGGTGCCCGAAAGCCGTGCGGTGGTCGACTTCGAGGTGGGTCACGCAATCACCTCAGAGCATGCCGAGGGCTACATCGACACCGCAGACATCACCAGTCTGGATCCAAGCTTTACCGTCACCGTGACGGATCTATAAGGGGGCCTCGTGGCACTGCTCAACAACAACATTGTCGTCACTGTCACCGCCAATGCACCAGCGATTGACGGCGCTTCACTCGACGTGCCGCTCTTCCTGACAGCACCCGGCGACCTTAACCCCGTCAACTTCACGACCCGCACGCGGACCTACACGAGTGCTGCCGAGGTTGCGGCTGATGCTGACCTTGACGCAACCACCAAGGCTGCGGTTAGCACAGCCTTTGCGCAATCGCAGCCACGTGTTGGGTCGATCAAGGTGGGCCGTGTCGACACGGCCGATGGTGCTGACGACGCAGAGCGCTACACCGCTGCGCTCAATGCCATTCGCGCTGCTGACGACGCGTGGTATTTCCTGGCTGCGAAGACACGCACCGATGCTGACCTTGTGACGATTGCGACGTGGGCGGAGTCGAACGCGAAGATTTACATCGCGCAAAGTGAGGCCGCCAACAACTTGGACGGTAGCACAGGCCCTGTCGATACCCTGTCTGGTGCATCGCGCACCCGCACAGCGCTTCTGCATCACGCAGCCAATGAGTGGGCTGATGTGGCGTGGGTGGCAAAGAAAGGCGGCGCGAACCCCGATGTGCAAACGACGACGTGGGCCTATGCGACGCTGTCGGGTGTGACGCCATCACAGCTTACCTCCACGCAGCGCAGCGCTCTTGAGGCGGCGAACGGTAACCTCTACGGGACTTTCTTTGGGCAGGGTGCAACCTGGCCAGGGACGACCGCGAACGGCGACAAAATCGACAAACGAATCACACTCGACTGGACCGAGCGTCGTGTGCAAGAGCGCATCGCCCAACTCTTTGCCACCGTGTCCAACCGCAACACCAAGCTGTCCTACGACGATGCAGGACTGCAGGCCTTGGGAGCTGCTGTGCAAGAGGTCCTGAGTCGTGGTGTTGCTGCGGGCCACTTCGTCGAGGGGACAATCGGCGTCAATGTGCCGCGTCGAGCGCAGGTGTCCCCCACCGATGTACAGAACCGCATCGCACGCATCAGCTTCACGGCACAGATTGCCGGTGCGATCGAGCAAGCCGTCATCAGCGGCGCAGTCCTGATCGAGCTGCCCGCATAACCCCTAGCCAATGGAGGGCGCCGCGATGGCCGCCAAAACCTTCAACCTCAAAAAGCTCTACGCACTCTTCAATGGCCAGCGCATCACGGGTGCCCCTGACGGCGACTTCGTGACGATCGAGGCCGATGGCAACCGAAGTGAGACCGTGGTCGGCGCCGATGGCGAGACCATGCGATCGATCCAGAACAGACCTGGTGGGACAATTACGTTCGTGGTGCAGTACGGAAGCCCAGCCGTAGCGATCTTCGAGCAGCATCGCACTGATGATGCCGAAGGCGAAGAGCCTGCGACCATTCGGATTGCGACCGAGGATGGCAGCTACAGCGCTGACGCCAATGTGGCTTGGCTCGAGGTTGACCCATCCCCTGCGTTTTCAAGGCAGGCCGGCGACCTGACCTATGTCTTTCGCTGCGCTGACCTGAATCAGTTCTTCGGACCCATGCCTGTCCGAACCTAAGCATCCACCTGACACCCCTCACCCTCCAGCCCTTACCCTGACCACCCGGTGACAGCCCATGATCAAGTCCAAGAAGTTTCAACTTGAGTCCGACTTCGGCGATGCGGTTGAGATCGAGATCACCCAATTCAAAGCCGGCGAAGGCACAGATCTCTTGCTCAAGGTGATTCAGCCCGCAGCCCAGGCCTTCGGAGGGTTGATTGGTACGTTCAACGCGGAGACCGACTCCCTCGGTGACCTTGGTCCTGTGTTAGCCGAGGCGGTGCAACAGATCACCAGGCATGGTGATGACGGCAAGCTACTTCGCAAGCTTGTATCCATGGTGACCCGACGCGTTGGTGACGATGCACCGTGGCAGCCCATGGCTAAGAAAGAGCGCTTCGACGTGGCCTACGCTGGCAACTACGGCGAGCTGCTGGAGACCGTGGCGCTGGTCATCGAGTTCAACTATGGCCGTGCCCTGGTCGCGCTGGGAAAGCGGATGGGGGGGGTACGACTTACCGGGGGCGGGCTTCTCTCACGGCTACAGGGCGTCGGCTCGAAGCCCTCAAGCAGCGAGCCGAAGAGTCGGGGCTAAACCTGCTGGTCTGGCGAGCTTGGATGGAGGGCAAGGCAAGCCTTGAGGAGATCACCGAGCGCTGGTCTGTGCTCGACCTGGTGCACGCCAACCTGATGATTGAGGTCAAGCAAGCCGAGCTGCTGTCAATCATCGATTCAGTGACTGAGGGATTCAGAGGAGCGGGCAAGCCATGGCAGTGATCAGAGAACTCTTTGCACGACTTGGCGTCGAGGCGGACACTGACAAGGTGGACCGCTTTGATGCTGCGATCGATCGTGCCAAAGATGGCCTCAAGAGCGCTGCGCTTGCCGCGACCGCTTTGGGTGCGGCGGCCGCAACTGCCGTTGGCATGATGGTGAGTGAGACCAGTCAGGCTGCACTTGAGATCCAGTCTGTGGCCGACCGCTTTGAGTTGTCGACCGACAAGGTGCAAGAGCTGGGGTCTATCGCACGCGGCGCGGGCATGGAACTCGAAGACTTCGCTGACATCATCAACACGATGAATGAGCGTGCCCTAGATGGTGTGCTTGACCCGAAGAGTGACCCAGGCCAAACGCTCCGACGTCTGGGCATTGATGCGACTGATGCCAGCGGTAAGTTGAAGTCGAGCGAAGCACTGCTCGGTGAGATGGCCGATGCATTCGCCAAGATCGAGAACCCTGCCCAGCGAAGCGCCGAGGCGTCGATTCTCTTAGGCGATGTAGGTGTGAAGCTCCTGCCCATCCTCAAGGATGGCCGCGCTGGGCTTGAGGCGATGGGTGCTGCGGCACAGTCGACCGGTGTGGTGATGAGCGAGGCTGCGCTCAAAGACCTCGCCGAGTTTCGAAAGCAGCAGCACCAACTCGCAGAGTCAACGCGTGGGCTCCGCCAACGCATCGCGCTGCTCGCCATCAAGGCGCTGCGACCGCTTGGAGACCTACTGATCAAGCGCGTGATCCCTGCCGTCCAGCGGCTCATTGGGCGCCTTGAAGCGTGGTTCAAAGACACCGAGCGCGTCAACAAGATCCTGTCGCGCCTCAAGATGGTGGCGCGCCTTGCTGCGGCAGCGGTGGCTGTGATCGTGGGTGCCAAGGTCATCGCCATGACTGGGTCATTTGCCGCGGCGATCCTGCACTTGGTCAAGGGCTTCATCATGCTGCGCAAGGTTGCGGGCTTGGCGGCAGCGAAGGTGCTGATCATCCCAGCAGCCATCGCTCTTTTGGCGCTCCTTGTCGAGGATCTCTTTACGTTCCTCAATGGCGGCGACAGCCTCATCGGTCGCTTCGTCAGCAAGTTCGCCGAGACCGAGGGCCCGCTGGGTGACATCGCGCGTGCGATCCTCAACGCCAAGCCCCTGCTGCAAGACCTCTTCGCAGCGGCGATGCGCATCGGTCGACAGATGATGGCGGCGCTGGCGCGCATTCTCCCTGTGGTCATGGGGATCATTGCAGAGCTGTTGCCACTCGTGA